ACCTGTAACCCAATCCTGTACATCTTCTGTGTAATCTCTATATCCGGGACGAAGGGTACCGCCTCCGATATCCTCCATAACTTCGTTTGTTGCTAAATCACCAAACTTAATCAGGTTTGGATTAAATGTACCTTCCCATTTAGGTCCGGTTCTTGTATTGATTCCAACAGCTTCATCGACAACCTTTCCTGTACCACCTTCAGTTCCAGTTCCAAAACCAGTTACCCCACTACCACCCCAAGTCTGAAATCCGGTATCTGAAAGAACCAGTCTGCCAGTTGCGGGATCCATGACATATGATGTTCCACTACCAGTAGGGGGTTTAATTTGTCCGGGAATGGATGTTCCGCCTAGACCTAGAGCTGTGCCTTCTGGATTACCAAATTCACCAAACGGACTATAGTTGGCTACACTGTCAACTACACTGGCAAAAGCTGCCGGGATATTCCATTCTTCTGGGACACCTTGAATTGCCATATTATCCTCCTGCAGCCGGTGGGATCAATCCCATGTTGGCTAGCCTGCTTGCTGTACTCTGAGCTCCGGGCCTTGGTGTTCCGGGAGGAACAGCAGGACTCTGTGGTTGTGTTGGCATAGGTGGTGGGACTCCCATACCGGCATCAGGCATTACCTGAGGAGCAGCCGTAGGTCCTGCACCCATTGGTGGCATAGCTCCCTGTGGAGGCTGCTGTTGCGGTGGTGGTTGTCCTGGCATCTGTCCCATCATCATCTGTCTCTGTTCCATAACTTTCATCATAAATACTTTCTGTAATTCACCCTGATAAAACTGTGCAAGATCCTCTCTGCCCTGCCGTATTGATGATTGTAGCAGAGTCCATAACTGTGCCTCTGGAAGAATCGTTTCTGCCATCTGTGCATTTATAGCATCTTCCATCTGGTCTGCTGACTGTAATCCAAGCACATGATCACGTATGAATATATCTGACAGCAATGGTGTCGGGCCTTCACGCGCCATCTGGGCCATGCTCATACGGGTCATATCATCCTGTGGAAGCTGACCTATGAACTCTACCTCTGGATCACCTGCATTCTTGATAGTGTCAGTTGATATCTCTTCCGAGAAATACATTCTGTTTCTATCCTGACCACTTACTTCAACAGCATTAAATGCACCTGATATGTACTGGTCACTTAACATCTTTGTAATACACATATAGGCACGTTCAAGTGCGTTAAGTCTTGGCACAAGTATTGTTTCAACACCCTGCCTGAGAGTATTTATCGCAAATCCTGACAGCTGGAATTCGAGCTCCCCGTACACCGAGTGTGGAAGCCCACCTCTCTGCATCTCACCCGAGACAATTCCCATGAAAGCACCGGACTCTTTTGCCATCTCGAGCAAACCCAGAGGCTCAACATCCTCTCCCTGACCGAGTGCTATCTCCGAACCTTCCTTGAATGGATCTTCCTCGAGGGTTTTAGTTCCATCTCTGGACTTTACCTTGAGTCCCTGTCTTCTGGAGCGTGCTGTAAGTTCTAACATAACGCTCATCATGAAGTTATGTTTACCGAATATATCCCTTGATGACTTAAAGCATGATTCTCCATAGTCTTCTATGGTGTCGTTATTTCCCGTATCGGAAATAGCCTGAATCATAGGATTGGCTCCAACGGGTCCGATAAATACCGGAACCCCGTCATGTCCATGCTTGGTTCTACTCTTAAGAACCTCTTCATCTGTAACGACTATATTATCTTCACGGTCATAGAAGTCATAAACATCTATGGGTTCGTTATCGTCATCATCTTCGGATACTTCAATCCCGTAGGCTGCATCTATCTCTGCAGGAGTTTTCTTTGACTTATGGCATGCCCATGTAAGGCCGTTATTACCTTCGCCCCAGTATGTGTGCATCGGATCAAATGGTTGTACATCAACATAGGTTTCGCCTTCTTCATCCTTAACAAGCAGGGCTCTACCTGCATACCATCCCCTGATAGTTATATACCAGGCTAATTGCTGTCTTACCGTGGGTTGCAGCCTGTTCATCAGGCGTTCATCTGCAGCTTTGAGGACACCGATAAGGAACTTTTCCTTGGAATCGTTGTTCTCTCTCATCTCTCTTTCAGAATTACCGTAGGGAATACGAATAACCATCTCAGCCGATGTCATCCAAGAGATGAGTTTGTCTGCATATACCTGTGGTTCGTTGGAAGTATATGACTGGTAGCCTTCACCTGCGTCAAACTCTTCAAGCCTGTAGAGTTTATGATCGTCATCCATACGAGTACGCATAGGTTCCGTAAGATCGTAGTGGTTATCTACAAGGGCGGTTATTTCTTCGGGTGTATAGTTTGCCATCTACCAGCGTTTCACCTTGATAGTAGTTTTATCAGCAACATAGCCGTAACCGTAGCGATTTATCAACCCGTAAATCACCGCTTTGACACCGTGGTTGTACCTGTCCTCTGGTGTCTGACCGACTATACTACCATCCCTATCCATTTTCCATTTATATGCACGGGTCTGTCCATCAAAGGGATTTGATTTAACCCCGAACTCTGACAGTATACCTTCACACTTGGGGTGAAATACAATTCTTGGTTCGGTATTCGTAACAGGATCTACCTTCAGAAACGATTTAAGCCTCTCTGTTCCCTCGTTGATTCTTATCTTCTCGGAATCAAAGAAGAGTCCTGTTCGATCCAGCCATACCTCTGCAGGGGCAGCCATTGCCTGATGCTGGTATCCGGCTACGTCAATAACTCCGAACTGTGCATCTCTCCACCACGGTCTGGACTGGGCAATATCTATTATTTCATCGGTAACAAGGTTTCTTTCATAGATTTCATCTATAACCCTGACCTGATCATTAACCACCTGGACTATTTCACAGGCATAGGCTTCTGCGTATCCCGGATCAATCCAGATATGTACTGGAATATCGGGTTCATACTCTACTTCCTGTATGTGTATATCGGGTTTGATCTCGGTAAATACCAGACCTGCCGGTGGTGATGGGATCCCTTCAATCCTTTCCATGAAAAAGTCGTCTGATGATGCTCTTTCAAGTGCAAGAATCTCCGGATCCTGTCTACCTCCGGGATACAGATACTGGTTCGAATAGCTTGGCAGGGAAAAAGCCTCTTCCTGTTCAGCTGCGGAGTGCTGCCATGACTGGTACATCTGTGGATACCAGCCAAGAGAGCCTTCAAAAGTACCTGATAGGAACATCCACCCTCTCTTTGGAGCGCACCTGCCACGTAACCTGTGGAAAGTTTCAAGATCCAGCTGTGATGCCTCGCATCCTATGATGCCGTCTGGAGCTCTCATAGCCAGAGTTCTGGGGTCTTTTGCGGATTTAGTCTCTATGCGAGTACCATCGGCCAGGATAATTCTACCCGGGTCTACCCTTTTTGTAGATTCCTTTAGTAAGCCAAGACTGGCAAAGTCCTGCACAAGGTATTCAAACTCTGCTCTTGTCCTTTCGTAGTCAGCAGCTACCAGCCAGAACAGACCTTCACCTTCTGTCTCAAGAAACCTGCCCAGTAAATACTTGGAGGCTACCATCGATTTACCGGCCTGTTCTCCGCCGGCTACGAGTATGAATCTTTTCCTTGACTGGAGTATTGGTCTTTGCAATTCAGTGGGAGAGAAATCTACTTTCTCGTATATAAAGTCTGAGATCTCTCTTGCTGTTGTCATCTTTGGAGCTCATTAATGTACTGGCTACCTACCTGTCCCAGACGAGCTCCTGAAGTAAACGGAAGTGACTGTCCCTGTGGCAGAGGTATAAAGTTCTGTAGATCTCTGCCAAATCTGTCTACCCAAGGTAGTGGATTTCCGTAAGGGTCGAAGTTCTTAAAGAGTTGTGCGGAATATTCAGGAGATGCATATACAACTGATGTTGCGGGTATTCTGCCCCATGAGGATATTGCTTTTGGATCCATAAGCAGTTCGTAATCAGCGCCAAGCCATGGAACCGATTGTCCTTCCAGTTTAAAAGTACCCATAGAAGTAAAATCATTATCTAGAGTTCTAGCAGGCTCTAGCCCTCTTGCCATTGCTCCCTGCCTGTGTTTTTCAGCACTAAAGTATCTTGAAGATGCAGGCATAGGATTATCAACTAACTCTGAAAATGGATTAATTCCTTTTCCGTAATTGACATTAAGCTGGGGACCCTTAAGTGATCCTGCCAGAACGTCATCTGCTGGAATAATAATATCTCCAGTTGCTTCGCTAAATGCTGCAGCCGGTCTTAAGCCTTCGGGTCCTTTCCACGTACTTGGATCAAGGTACTTATCCATATCTCTTGGATTTCTTGCAACCCATTTAACTTCATCCCAGTTAATCCTGTCAGCCCCACCGGTTACAAATTCAAGTGGGTGCCTGGTATGTCCCATTGGGCTTTCAAACAACGGATGAAATGATCTCGTATAGGGCTGATTCATGTCAGGTCCCATTGTTTTGGGATCGAATGGCAGCATCTGGTAAGACGATATTCCCTTTTCATAATCGTAACGAGGTATAGTAGAGTGTTTACTTGTTCCCCAGTTTCTGGAAGTGCCAAATCCCTCTCTGGGTACTGGTAAATCTCCCTGAAACAGCGGATTTATATCTTCAATTCTTTTATTACCCAGTACTGCTGAATGGGTACCCCATGGAGTACCTGGTGGAGTTCCTGTTCGAACAGCTGTTATATTCGGGGATCCTGTAGGGATTCTTCTTAACATGGATCTTAACGGTGTTGTTATAGGGCTGGAGAATTTAGCTGTAAGGACATCAGCAAGATCCAGGCCTATGTTCGCAGCTCTGCCCCACGGACCTGTCCTGTTCCAGTTATATGCAGTATTAACTCCCGGGGTAAGCCCTGCAAGAAAGTCAGCAACACCCATAGGGGGCTGCCCTACAGTAGACGGCTGTACAGGTTGTCCCGATATTGGATTTATATTAACGGGATCCGGTGGTAGGAATCTTCCAGTAGGCACCATATCCGGTGCTCTGGGTACAGTTATAGGAGTGGGGACAGCAAATGGAGGTCGGGGGTCAGCCATCTGATTTCCTTTTAAGGATATCTTCTGCCTGTTGATGAACTGTTTTCTCTTCCTTGGAAGGGGAGTCATCAAACTTTATTCCCCTGAACTTTGTCTTGAGTTCCTCCATGATGGATTTTGCGGACTCATCTGTAACAACAGCGTTGTCCCTGTACTTATCAGGCTTCAAACCTTTTAATGCGAATATAAGTATTATCGGGTTACAGTTCGGATCCTTTGCCCTTTGAAATAAATTAAGTTCCACTTCATCTGCAAAGTCCTCCCTGATGTCAGAGAAGAGCTCATCGAAACCGTTTACGTCTTCTTTCCTCCACCTTCGATAAGTATCCCTGCTGATACCTATTGCACGGCATGCGTGCTTGATGGTACCCCTCTTATCAAATTCCTCGAGGAAAGCCTGCTGTCTTGCAATTACATCTTCAGGTCTATTGCCTTCATGTCCTGGAATATTAGCGTTTGAAGAAGGCATTAATACTTCCTTTTCTTTCTGGTATTAGTCATCTTCTTCCCTGTCCGCTTGGATGCTGCCTTCGCAGCTTTCTTTCCCTTAGCTGTGTAAGGGTAGTGCTTTTTTCCTACTCTTGGCATATCAGTACCTCCAGTAAACAGGTTCTTGGTTTTCAACCAAAAGATACCACAGATGACCTACAGTACACGAATATCCATACTTCGTGTAGTCACCTTCCTTTCTGGCATACCTCTTGGGAGTTACTATCTCTCCGCACCCTGTATAGGGACACGGCATATGATACTTAAAATATTCTTTTTCCCTGCTGTCCGTCTTGGACATAATATGCACAGTAGCTGTGTGGGAAGCCCAGGCCTTCTTTCCCCGACCCTTTCTTTTAACAGCAAAAGTATTAATAAGCTTTAACCCATGAGCTCCCTCTTTGTTCTCTTTAATACTATTGCCCATATTCACAGAGTAGTCAGTGTGACCACAGTTAAGACATATTATTCCTTCGTAATCAGGAACAGTGGATCCAGAACATTTAGGACAGTTACGAACTTTTAGCATTTAACGATGCTACCATGACTGTGTGGGGAGCGGTAATCGGAGCACGATCTGCCTCATCGTATCGACCATCGTCCAGTATGTCTGCAACCGTACTAATCTGGGTTCTCCCCCGTATGCTATAATTCCCGCCGTGGACGGTACACCTCCTTCTAAAACATTGCTCCGTCCGGATTCCCTTTAAGCCCCGTGGCACTTCCATCCATGGGGCTTTCCTTTTGCGGTTTAGAAAATAAAGAAATAAAGAAAAGAAAGAAAGTAATACAAAGAAAGAAAAGAAACAAAGAAACAAAAGAAATAAGAGATATCTAGTAATTAGTTACTAGCTACTAGTAACTCCAGTTACTATTACTCCTGGACTTCTTTTATTACAAGCTCTACAGAACTAGAAGATCTAACCTCTTTCCTATGCCGGTCCTTTTTTCAGAAATTAAACTTAGAAGGGTATCCACCACCATAATCACCAAAGACACAAGACACACCCCCAAACACAAATACAGGCACAGACACACCAGACACAAGAAGCCAACTGCCACCGATAGGTAAACTCAATCTCTTGGGGTGGGGAGCAGGCACAGGCTCAGGCACGAAACTACTACGCGCCCAGGCGCACGCGGGCGCAGGCACGACTCACTCCTGAAACCTAAGTGACTATTGTTTTGATAGTTTAGTCGTTGTGTATCAACTACGTTTTTGATAGTTGAGTCGCTCTGTAGTAACTATGCTTTTTTATAGCTACTGGATAGCCGGAAATATATTTCCTAGTTACTAGGGTAGCAAGGGTATTTCTAGGCAATTTCTAGGCAATTTTCCCTAGTCACAACTCAGGCACAACTCACAACCTTGATTACTGGATATGAGGGTTGTATTATCCAAACAACTGTGATAGTATTGTGGCAAGTTAGTTTTTGGAGGTGACCAAACAGAATAGGGTTTAGTTAGGGGGCTCCTACTCACGTAGGCAACTATTAATAACTCGCCCACTCAATAGAGTTTAAGAAATTACTTATACAGAAAAAGATATGAGAATCCGATAACCATTAGATCAGGCGTGATCTAGGTACAGTTTGAGTACCTGTAAAACAGTAAAGCGACTAAGCTTGTTTGGCTACTCCGAGCCTACAGGCCAAAGTGGAAATCCACGCACTAAATAGCGTGGCCGAGTAATCGGAATCAAACCAAAGAATCAGGAATATTGAGTCAGAATTCTTAGACACTCATTCTAGGATCAGGAAAAAACTAGGATAAGCGAAAGTCAGTCATAGCGACTCTCAGAGTCAGAGCCATCAGGCGAATTCAATCAGAATGTTAACGATTGAGTAGGTAGCGATTAGCTAGCCGTAAATCTCTTCTAGGCTGTAACAGAAACCACCCGAGTCGAAGTCAAGTAATTGACGGCTCGGACACCTTATCCAACGCTAAAACACCCATTCAGCAAACCTTAAACCTTTAGATAGTTACAAGGAATGCCGGAATGCTCGAATAAAAGACTAGGTTAGTAAGATCAACTATTTGAAATCATGTGAGATTGATAATCTCTGTAACACATTATTTAATGTGGATTTACTGATTGAATGCGTTGTCATTACAAGAAATTGTAAGGCTGTAACGTCAATAAAAGGCGTTTATTTCGGGTGGGTGAACACTACCGTATGGCTATAGGAACACTATGCGGAATACTAGCAACTAGCCTATCTACAGCCAATGTGTTGAGTCACTCTTAGAGCATGCAACTAAAGGGAAACAATGGAAACAATTTTAGACTTAGGAATAAAACCAATCTTGCGTTGTGACTGTGGTTTAGAAGGGTGCATGTGGCTAAAAGCCAGACCAGATTGCCCATTACTAGACTGCAATACAGGCAAATGTAAAAAATGTAATGAGAGTGATGGTGAATATGAACGCAATAACTGAACCTTCAAAGATCCCAATGAGTACCGAAATGCGGTCTGTGATGCTAGGGGCAAGATGCCACAGTATTCTAGGCCAACAAGCATTCGGCAAGATCCTTAAAATAGCAGTCCCTAACAGGGACGTCCAGGCTATTTCTGTTGACGATTTAAGTGACTCAGTTCGTGAACTGCAAATGATAGAGAGCTGGATAGGCTGTCTGATAGTTGCAAATCACGACTGGGTTGAAGCACTACTCGAACAAGAGTGTTAACAACATGGGTTGCCTAGTGGGACTGGATGCTCTTATGCAAGTTAGTGACTATTAAAGTCAACTGCACTAAGAGCTTTAGATAACCTATCACTGGAAATAGTCTTAGGTTAGAGACTAGACAGTGATACTCCAGTTAGTGGGGTGCAATTCCCCACTCGCCCCTGCTTAATACCATTAATCAGTTGTATGTTCTCAGAGTGACTCAACTACCCTAAACATAAATGACTGAGAGATTTTAATAAGGTAAATATGACAACACAAATAGATGAAACTATTCAGTGTGAGTGGTGCGGACGCTTTACAGACCTTGAAGAGTGGAATAATAGCCGTGAAGGACAGGATGTAAGCTATATGTTTGCTAACTATGACCACTACGGTGACACTCAGCCACTCTGTATAGACTGTTACAGCAGTCGAACTGAGTGCAGTGAATGTGGCTACCAAGTATATGAATATGACGGCCACTACTGTGACAGGCACGGTGAGAGCTTCTGCGAAGGCTGTTATGATGATAGCCATTACAGTTGCGAATACAGTAACGAGTCTTTACATGACTACGGTTACAGACCAACACCGCTGTTCAAGCGAACTCAAGCCCAAACTGAAGCCTACAGTAGAACTGGTGACATACCCTTGTATATGGGTATAGAACTGGAGACTGAAGGTAGTCTGGAGATCGACAATCTGGCTGACTTTATAGAGGCCGATGGCGAGAACCATTTCTACCTGAAGGAAGATAGTAGTGTCTCGGGACCAGAGATGGTATCCCATCCTATGACACTAGACTACTGGGAAGAGTGGAGCAACAGTCTGAAGGAACTACTTAACTCTGCCAAGAACGACAGCCTACATACAGGCAATAGTGCAGGGTATCACGTTCACATAAACAGGGATGGTCTCGGCAATACTCGAGGAAGGCAGGCACAGGTTGAAACAAATGTGCTTGCTGTACTGGAAGTACACTGGGACAAATTTATACAGCTAGCACGTAGATCTGAAAGCCACTGGGCTCGAAAGAATACCACCGGTACAACAGACCTGGGTTGTGGCTGTTCTGATCACCTGTGTGCAGGTACTCTTGAGACTGCAAAGATGCGTCAAGGCAGATACTCTGCTCTGAACTTCTCCAATCCATACACACTCGAATTTAGACTCTGGCGTAGCACTCTTAATCGTAAGAATGTACTTGCCACACTACAGGCTATACACCTGATGGTAGCCGTTGCCAAGCACTGGTCTTTAACCCAGATACTCGATAGTAAATGGAGTGACCTGATGACCTTGAGCATAGGCATGCCTGAGTGGTGGGGTACTACGTCCGACATGAGTCAGTTCAGGGAGTTTTTTGACCCTGACTTGGCTTAATCGGAACACAAACAATTCATACGAAGGAAGGTATGCCTATGTGCATAATAGTTATTAAAGAGTCTGGAACACCCGTAGATTGGGACATGTTGGATGTATGCGATGCCAATAACCCTGACGGTGGAGGCTATGCCTACAATACACCTGATGGAGTGGTAATACGTAAAGGGTTCTTCTTCACAGAAGATATGGAGAAGGCACTCGATGCTGAACCTATTGACCAGACTAAGACACTCATAATGTTTCACTTTAGAATAGCTACACACGGGGAGATAAACGAAGGCACATGCCACCCGTTTCCCATGAGCAGTGATGTAGACGAATTAACCGCTACAAATATAGTCGCACCGATAGCGGTAGCTCACAATGGAATAGTACCTGGCATGCCACGCGACAAGAAGCTATCAGACACGATGTTATTTATTCGTGACTACATGGCTCCACTAGGCAGACTTATTAAGAAGCGATCTGTGCAGACCTTAGTAGAGGAACTTGCATCAAGCAAGCTTGCGATACTCACAGAAGGCAGAGTTACCCTTCTTGGTAACTTCATCCACAAGGATGGACACTACTTCAGTAACTCCGGATATAAGAAATACACCGCAACGTACCCATCCACCTACTACTCAACTAAATCAGTTGGTAAGGGGTCTTCAACCAAGCGTCACGATGATGAGCTATGGACTGCAGAGGATGAAATGGAATGGCAAATGTACAACGACCCCGAAGGACTGTACAGCACAGACATGATGCTTGGAAACATAGAGCATTACTGTGACTCATGTGGTCGTTCGTTCGAACCGAATGAAGGGCTACACGACAAGCTAGGTGATGCACTGTGGGTACTGTGTGAGAAATGCATAGAGATACCAGTAGAGGAGGCAAAGGCATAGATGAGTAAAGGATTTATATGGACTGCATATGGCATAGATCACAAACCATTAAATGGTTACATGGAAATCTTTGCCTTTAATCGCAAGGATGCAACTAAAAGATTCCGTAAGGAATACGGAAATGATTCATCCATTATCTACTTAGTGGCCGACACGTTTAGCCAGTGGCTTGTGGATAAAACTGATGAAGAGATAGAACTCTTCTATGTCAACAGGGTATTGCCACACGATAAACGTAGTATCACAGAAATTATGGAGGAGGCATAGATGGAAGATGAACAAGAGAGATGCGATGGATGTAACGGGGTGATTATGTACGAGTCACCTCAGAACTTTGACCCTGTATGTATGGATGAAGGTGGGTTAGTACATGCTGAATGTTG